TGCGTCGCCGACTTTGAACTCGGTGGAGAACGTGACGATGTCGTTGGTGCCGCCGTCAGAGCTCAGCGCCGTGATGTTCATGTAGCCGATGAATTCAACCGGGCCGTAGTCCATGCGCACCCAGATCCCAGGCTGGCACTTGGCCTTCAGCTCGTCAGCGAAATACTTGATGAACTTGCCAACACCGTACTGATCCAGCTTGTCCTTCTTACGCACCTCACCTTCAAAGCTCAGGGTGAAGTCACTGTTGGTGATGATGGTTTCGACATAGCCGCCGCCGTCATCCGCATCAGAGGTAACCGAGTTCGGGTTGAAGTCGAAGCCTTTCGACGTACCAGCAGCCAGCGCCATCCACTCAGACTCAAGTGGCTTGACGTCCGGGCAGCCATCGGCGACTTCCAGCACGACCGCACCGCCGAACAGGCGCTCGTTCGAGTTCTGGCAATTAGCCATGTGAAACTCCTCTTTGACGTATAAAAGAAAACCCGCCGGAGCGGGTTATTTGGTTGGGATGGCTATTCGCCGTAAGTGCAGGCGAACTGGAGTCGGAAGACTATTCGCCCTTCTTCTGTGAGCACCGGCGCTGGGATTGCGCCCATGTTCTGGATGTAGCCGACGCACTCGTCAGCCATGGGGTTGGCCTGGACGTAATCGACGATGCGCTGCACGGCGTTAAGCGCGTCTTTGCGCTTGTCCTTCGCGCCTATGACATCAACCAGGATATGATACTCAGATCCGAGGTCAGTACGGATATTCGACCCGCCGTTTGGCCTGAACACCATGATTGCCTTCGACAGGTCTCCCGGATCGTCGTACATCAGCTGCTGCACAGTGAAACCGGTAGTTAGCCCGGCGTCGCCGAACATGTTGCGCACCCGCTCGTGCATCATAGGCGTCATAGCGAAAGCTCCTTGCGCATCACCGCGTCAACGTTATCGCGCTCATCATTCGCGCCTTTGGTCAGGAATTGCGGCTCGCCATGCGGATCCCAGTAGTTGCCCGTTCCGGTACCGCCGCCGAACTCTTTCGGTTTCTGCGGACCGAACTCAGATCGGTTACTGGTCACGCCGAAGTGCGCTCTAGGCTGACCTTTCAGCTTTCCTGACGCCTCATGAACATACGCGGCATAGTTCGCTGAGTAGCCGATGCGCCCAGTGATGAACACGCCGCCAGCATCGATTTCGCGGAACTGGCTGTTAATCAGCGTGGAGGTGTCGATCGGGGTGTAATAGGCTGCCCGCGCACCGATGAGAATCATAGCCGACTGCAGCGCGCGAATTACCTTGCGCCCCTTAACGTCGTTGATGACATCGTTCAGGTGCTTCTTCGCCTGGCTGATGCCCTTCACTTTGATGCCCATGGCTAATCTCCCGTCAGGATGGCGTAATCATCCGCCAGTCGTTCAAACGTGTCGGCATAGCGAATAACCTGCCGCACCTCGTCGGCACCAGCCACAACCGGGTCGGCTTCCGTCGATACGCCAATCAGCAGGTAATCACCCGCAGCCGCCAGCGCGAACTCCGTCCAGATAGTATTCTTCACGACGATTTCGGCGCCCAGGCTGGCTAACTTTTTGCTGAGTCCGCCCTCGTAATCGCAGAGGATTTGCTCAGGTTCCGCATAGCCGCGCGGATCGCCGTATTCGTCATCTCCTTCCAGTTTGCGCCAGATGGTCGCCGTGGCTGTATATGACCAGTTTGCTGTTGCCGACACTGGTTACTCCTTTGGCGCTGTAACGCGCTCAATCTCAAACCACTCGATATTCAGCGCATTGACCTGCTGACCTTTGCCTACCGGCACGAAAAGCCCTATGGCATCGCCACATTCAAGCTGCAAATAACGCTCAATGACGATTGGTGAAACTACTGTCTCACTGAAGGTTTTAACCTCTCCAGCAACGCGATAAACGACCGTCACATTCAACGCGCTAACCATGCTTGTTACAGTTGCCATATTTCACTCCTTCCAGCGCAGCACAACCGTCACGTTTCCGCCCTGGCCTTTAAGTTGCTCACTGCGCTTAATGGAATTCAGTGGGATGCAAGAGTCCATGACGACTTCACCAACACGATGAAGTCGGCCGTTTTTCAGTAACCCGCCTCGCTTCATTCTTTCCACCTCAGCACTTTCGCCCCAGTCGCCCGAATGTGCGGACAGTTGATGAACCACTCGCCGTCCGATTTCACGTAGCCGGTAGTCTCCCGCCCTGTGTCGGTAATCACCCATACGCGAGTGAAGGAACGCGGTAGCCCGTGCTTAACTGATTTGTACGTCATCACTTGTCACCGCACATGCAGCCGCCCTTCCCGATCCAGATACCAGCGAATGCCGGGGTGGCGGTAGGGTCGGCAGGAATAAGGGCAGTGGCGCAGCCGTACTTATCCAGCCCGCGCAGCAGGTTCACTGATGCTTTCCAGCGATCGGTGAACGACTGGTACCGGAAAGAGCGCGACGCTCCGCTTGGAGCCGTCTGGCTGGAGATGTATTTATCCCCCTGCCCGAGCCCCATAAGCGCCAGCAGATAGAGCTGAATCAGCAGCGCGGTCGATGTAGGATAATGCGCATCGAGACACTCCTGAATGCTGTTGGCCTGGTCGACGAGGGCCTGAAGAACAAAATCGGGAATGGTAATTCCCTGGCTCTCCAGATACTCCTTCGCCTGTTCGAGAGTTACCATTATCGACTCCGTGAAATACCCCGCCGGAGCGGGGCATAAAAAAACCGCCTTAGCGGCGGCTGTTATTCAGCAGGGAAAAGCTTTTCGATTTCGCCATCTGGCAACAGCTCACTGAGCTTTTCAGCGCCCAGGGTGCCCTTGAACTCAATGCCCAGCTCAGTAAGGCGGTCCTGAATAATCTCTTTGCGAGATTTCTCACCAGTACCGGCATCAGGTGTTGCTGGTTTCAGCTCGCCACCAGCTTCGCCTTTCATCAGCCGAACGTTAGACTTCAACGCCGGATGAAGCTCTTTCAACTCCACCACGTCGCCAACCTTCACGCCGAACCATGGGCGCACAACTTCGTATTTAGCCATGCTGTTTCCTTACGCCAGGTTAGCGCCGTAGACAACGCCGGACAGGCCCTGATCGTCTGCGGTAATTTGCAGACCTTCAGCAGACATGATCTGGAAGTTGTAGTTAACGTTAGGCAGTGGGCGCGGCAGCGGAACAACGCCTACAGCCATACCCACCAGTGGGGAGATCACGTCACGGCGACGAACATACGCGATAAACTCGTTACCGGTCAGCGCGAAGCTCATGCGGATTTCTTTCACCGGCGCGAACGGCAGAACCGCCTGCAATACAGTGCCGCTTACAACGCCATTCACCACGTACGGCTGCGCCAGGTTTGCCCAGATTTCCGGGGAAACCCACATCACATCGTATGCGGCGACTTTGTTCGTGCGTGCGGTGGTACCGAATGCGCCTTTACCGAAGAACGCAAAGAGCGCGGTCATGTCAGCGGTGGTAAGGTCGATATTCGCGCCACCAGCACCGGAACCGAGGTTGATCTTCTTGGTGTTTCGGTGGTTCTTAATTCCCTGCGCCGGGTAGGACTGAACCTGAATTTTTGAATCGCCGTTGAGGTAGTAGTTGACGCGCTTCTGGTTGAACTTGCGCATCTTCGCCATCTGCGAATCCAGCACCAGATCAATGCCTACAGAGTTAAGGCCAGCAGCATGACGCCAGTTAACGCCGTAGCCAGCAGTGAACACTGGAATCGGGTCGCCGTCGCTCGCGTAGTCAGTGTGGTCGAAGGAGAACGGCGCCTGACCATCGATGCTTACTGACACGTCATCGGCGATGTCGCCAACCACGTTATACAGCTTGGCGGTTTTACCGACCGGCAGCACCGTCTGAACTCCGATCAGGTCGTTCACGATTTCCATGCCAACTTCCTGATCCCGAAGTTGCAGCACCTGGTTGTCAATCTCAGCCCAGAAGTCACGGGAGAAACCGCCAACGGCGTTACAGGCCAGCATGTCAGGCGTCATGATTGCGCGGTTAGCCGCAATGATGGAATCGTTCTGTAGGTTCCACATGTTGCGGTTTGCCCACAGCTCACTCCAGTGCCCGCCAAGGCGGGAGTTAGTCGCCAGCGTCTCTTTTGAGAAGTACATATGTTTTTGTCCTTTTGTTACGCGCCAGCAGCGGCGGCAGTGCCAACGCGCATGCGCACGCGGATGAAGTCGGTGGTGCTGGCCGCGATGGTGTATTCATCCTGGCTGTATCCGATCACTGAATCAGTGTCATCGGTTGCCAGGGTAAACTGACCGGCAGTACCCAGCTTGATCGGGCTGTCTTTTTTATACGCACCAGGCAGGCAGCGCAGCGCCAGTTCACGACCTTCTTCGACGTAATTGCCGACAGCCGAATCACCGGCAGGGATTGATTCGGTGATGGTCAAGCCCTGGTGATAACCGACATCGATGATGTACAGGCGTCCGGTTAGCGCAGTGGCCTGAGCGAATTCATCGGATGAGTTGATGGTTGCGGCGGTACCCGGAAGTAGCGCTGCGGCCGTAGTGCGAGTTTCGGTCTTGTACAGAGACTGACCGTCGATATTAACGCGACGATAACGTGGCATTATTCCGGCTCCTTACTTGAAGTGTTCGTCTGCGGCAGGTGCGCCGGTTTCTTTGTGCTGTTGAGCATTGTTGGCGCCCAGCGGAGCAGCTTCGCCCAGCGACTTGAACATTGCGTCCAGCGCATCACCAGAAAGCGCGTTGGCCACGATGTCGCCATGGACCTTGGCAACCGCATCACGTTTGGCTTTCTCTTCAGCGCGTGAGTTGGCGGTCAGGGTGTCAGCGAGTTGCTTCTGGTTGGCCTGTAGCGCATCAACCTTTTCCGCGAGAGGCTTAATAGCCGCTTCAGTATTGGTCGCAACAGCCTGGCCGATCATGCTGCCGATTTGTTCCAGTTCTTCTTTGGTTAAAGGCATGTCGCCCTCCGTTTTGTGGTTTGGTGCAGGCTGTTCCTGCGGTGTGAATAGAGCTTTGAATTTGTTAGCGACGACTGCCACCCACGACTCCTGGCGCGCTACTGCGGTGCCGGTATCGTCGAAGGTGATAACGCCGCCCTCAGACTTGTAGCCAAACACCTCAGCGGTGCCGCCGTTGCGGATGATTACCGCTTGCGAGTCAGTGAAGTCAGCAATCCAGGCGTATTCATTCTGTCCCGATGCAAACTTCGCTTTGGCTGCGCGATCGAGACGCTGTTCGCGCTCCCGGCAGGATTCGCCAACCAGCGCGCCTGAGTTCGCCTTAAGCGGTTGCGCCAGATCAGCGTTAACCATCAGGCCCACGCCCTGCTCAGGGGTTGCCGCCCCGACTTCATGCAGCAGGATTGCGTCGTGGTCCATGCTGTAGATCTTGGCTACCCAGTCAGCACCAGTGGCACGTTGTTGCTCGTTCGGCTCAAGCTGATCGAGGAATGCGGCCACGCTGGTATGAATCGGCGGAACGTCTTCGCCGCGCTCAATGGCAGCGACGCGTTCAAGCAGCTCCCTGCCACCTTCCGACTCGCTGGCGCGGGCAACATCTACCCACTTTTCGAGGTAGATGCGATTACCGGACTTCTTAACATTGCGGTTCCACGCCCCAACGAATCCTGTGCACAGCCCTTCTGGAGAGAATGCAGACACGAACTGGCCGTTAACCTGTGGATGCCCCAATGGTGCCAGAGTGCCTTCCAGCCCCTGATAGTGGGCGTCGATTTCTTCCGCTGTGTACAGCCCGCCATTCATTACGACGTTCGCCGGCAGCGTGTAGCTCGGCAGCACCAGGTGCTCACGCCCGTTGTACGTTTCGCGCCGGATTGACTGGCTGTTCACCTTCGTGGTGATGTTGACCTGCATAGGCATAGTTATTTCTCCGCCCAGGCGTAACCGCGCGCCTGCATCGATTTATATTCCTGTTTGAGTTTCGTGATGGTGTCCGGGTATTCCGGGTTCCCGTCCGCATCCACCAGTACCGACTGCTGGCTGCATTTGCAGTTGATGGAGTTGCCATCTTTGCTGTACCAGTCACGCACCTCTTCGTTGGTGTAGAGGTGGGCATGGCGCACTGCGTGGGTATGTCGGGTTGTCGGTGACAGAGCCGAGATGTGAACCAGAAGCGTTTTAAGGCCGTAAAGGTCATTCGCCTCCTGGTCTTCATCCCACTTAGCCCGGCGCAGCGCGTTAGTAACTTCAGTTCGTGCTATACGGTTTGCCCGGCGCTTCTCGATGCCGGTCTGGTCTGTCAGGTTGCGGGCAATGTCCAGCGGATTGAGACCACGGCCCACGCCATCAGTCAGCACGCGCGCCATGTCGCGTTTAACGTCAGCTGTCAGCCCCTTCATTTCCTCAAACACACGCGCATGCACCAGCGCCATGCGTTGCTGATACGGGTCGCTTGCGAGGATGGACGCTAACGACTCACGACCAGCAGCGTACACCGGGGATTGCTGGCTGAGGTTGTAGAACGACTGCCCGGTCCCTTTCTCCGAAGCAAGGTCGATGTACTCGTAAAACCACAGGTCGTAATCGCCACCTTCAAGCAGCACCTGATCAACTAGGTAACTGGCATCGTTCAGGATGATGGAGAGTAGCGTTGGGTTTAGCTGGTATTCGTATCTGGCGTTTACTGCGAGTGAGGAAGGTATTTTGTCGAGTGCTGATTTGTACGCTTTGCCAATCTTACTCATCCGCCTGGCGAAGTCTTTCATTGCCCGGCGTTCCAGCGCATCGGCCCCGGTCGGATCCTGATAGTTACGCGGCAGAATCGGTGGCTTCGTCTTCTTCGTCGCCATCCTCTTCTCCTAAAGGCTCTTCGTCTTCATTGTCATAGCCCGCAGCCGTGCGAATCTCTTTACGACTGAACGCGGGTTCATCGCCGCTTCCCTGCATGGTCTGGTTAATCTCGCCCATGGTCTTGGCGTTGGTGAGCTTCTCAGTACCGGTCTGTTCGTTCAGGTCATCCCAGATAACTGCTTTCTGGCTGACTGAGTCTACGATTTGCAGATCGATAAGCTTGTCGCAGAAGTCCTCTATTTCGAAAGAGAGGTCTACGCGGCGCGACTGACAACGAGCATTAAAGTATTTCTGGTCTTCGGTGCTGGACCGCTCAGCCTGCTGGTTACCAACCAGAATACGCGTAGGAATATCAACTCCTGCGGCGGCTGTTTGCAGGTTTACGTTATAGGTTGGAGACGGATCAGAAACCGGAGAAACGAGGGAGGTTACGCTGGCCCCCTGGAGAGAAAGCAGCACATCATTTCCGCGATTCATCTCGCGAGCAGCGTCATTAAATTTATCCTGCAACTCATCTACTTTAACGCCGTACATAGATGCAATGCTGCCAAAGTCGATTTCCTTGTCGAAACTAAGTGCTAACTGGCGAGCGGCGTTCTTCAGGAATGACTCACCAGACCCCCCCTCTACCTTCTCCAGGCTCACAAAGGCGTTATAAGCTGGCTCAAGGAAGCCAATAGCATCGTCTGAGTAATCACCAAGGATGAAAACGCGATCGGGGTGGATATTGACGCGGCGACTTGAACCATTCGGCAACCGTTCGGCGTACTGCCACATCATCGGCTGCCCGTATGTCTTCGAGTTCAGGCCAGTGTCCCACTCGCTCACCGTGAGCGATCCGGCCCACGCCACTGATATTTTCTGAAGGCCTCGCCCTTTGGTTACCGGAAGGTTCCAGTCTTTTTCATCGCGGACGTGCAGAAGGATGCCTGCATAACGACCGACAAGGCGACGGCGATCCGCCTCGGCAAATGAGCGCCAGAACCGGTTGTTGAATACCTGCTTTGACTTGTTTTCCCAGGCGGTTTCGTTTTCGCTCTCGTCGGCATCGTCACCCTCGATGATTTCCGGGTTAGTCTGCCAGCATTTGCCCACCAGTTTCTCAACTGCACCGTGAGCGATACCACCGCGACGGTACAGGGCGTAGAGGTTTTCGTAGGTGACCTGCTCAGGGAAGCCATACTCGCACCATGCTGAATGGCGCTTATTGTCCAGCCCCATTGTAGGCGCCATCAGCCCCATACGGGCGCGCGCCATCCGCGCATCGTTCAACGCATGGTTGACGGCGATTGTTAATTTGTCAGTCATGGTTTGTCCGTTTGGTTAGCGAAGGCGTTTCGGAATCATCATTCCCACAGGTTGCGATCCATTCAGTTCTGTCAGTGCGTAAACCATCGCATCGAGGCGGTCAGGTGATTTCTTCGCGGTGGCGGGGATGTATTCCATCAACTGGTTCTCCAACACGTAGAGATTGCCGTGATTTGCCACTCGCCCCTGTTCGTAGAGCGCCGATATCGGCTCCGCGCGGGCATACTTACCTTTGCTGGCATGGACACGAATGATGCGACCTTTAAACCCGGCGTTGCGGAGTGTCTCCTCCGCCATATCTCCGCCCTGGTTCGTCTCAATAATTATCGCGTCAGCTTCGTGTTGCTCATAAGCCGATATGGCTTTCTTGGCCCATCCAGCAGGTGAATATTTACCGCTGTAATCGCCATCCACAGAGAACTGCTTTTTATCACCAGCACCATATGAGCTGGCAGCGACAATGCCTGTTTCATCGCTTTCGTCGCTGTTTGTTGCCTGCGGGTCAATGGCTACGACAGTGCGAACCTTATCGTGATGAATTTGCAGTTCGCGTGCCGCGCTGATCATCGCCTCTGTCCACAGAGCGCCTTCTGCATTAAACCTGCGAGGCTTCTGCATATACTGCGCTTCGGCAGTGCGTCTGTGAGAGAACAGTGATACGCGGTGCGATTCATTGTGCTTGAACGGCCACAGCCAGCCATCAGGCAGTCCGTGGTCAATCGGTATGGCGTGGGTATTTTCAGGGTACTGAGCAGCGTATGGCTGACTATTGTCGATAATCACCGGCAGATTCAGGTGATGCCATTTCTCACCACTCCCGCCACGCAGCAGATAGCCGCTCAGGTCGTGGTAGTGAATGCGCTGCATGATGACAATCATCGGCGTCGTCTCGATCGCCAGTCGTGATTTGATTGTCTCGTTAAAGCGGTTGTTTACCCCGTCGCGGACGATCTCGGAGTAAGCGTCATCTGGCTTAACCGGGTCATCGATAATCAGCGCGCCCTGCCAGCCCGGTTCCATATGGCCGGCACGAAAACCGGTAACCTGCCCGGCAGCAGACGACGCATAAACGCCCCCGCCATGCTCAGTCCACCACATCGCCTTGCTGTCTGCGTCATCGCGCAACGACATCGGCCACATCGACTGGTAGGCCTGCGACTTAATCATGCCGCGCGCGGTTGAGGAGTTCAGCAGTGCAAGGTTGTGCGAATAGGACAGGTGCATAAAGCGGGCCCGACAGTTCAGCGCCAGTCCGCGGCCCATCATGTTGATGGTCGCCAGTTCCGTTTTCGTGTACCCAGGCGGGACGTTGATGATCAGGCGCTGAATCTCACCATCAATAACGCGATCCAGTGTTTGCTGAATCACCTTGTGGTGAGGCGCGACAATCATCTTGCCGCCGGTGCGCTGCTTGAAGAAGTATCGAGCGTAATAGAGCCCGTCCTCTTCACATTCAATTTTACGGGCGTAAGCCTTTTGCTCAGCAGTCGTCATCCTCCAACATCTCCCGCCGGGCAGCCTTGTACTCTTCTTTGGTCAGCGTAGCCATTTCGATTGGCCCACCGTTCTTGCCTGTATGCTCATGAGTGGCCTGCTCTTTGAAAGCCATCACATCTATGTGCTTACCAAGCAACTCAAGGTTCTTCACTTTATCAGGCCACTTAATCTTCTTAAGTAGCCCGACCATTTCACGTTCTTCCCCGCGGCCTTCAAACATCTCAGCCACATCGAAGCCGCTAAGGTATCTCCGCCAGGATGAAGGCCACTCGCTTACTGGCTTCAGACTCATGTCGTCTTTGAGGATGTCGAGCACGTCCATCTGGTCAATCTCAACCAGACGATTCAGGACGTATGTCGCATTTATGCCAACTAGATCATTGCGCTGCGTTTTAAGTTCGGCAATTCTGGATTGCACGTCAGGTTTTGACAGGTTTTCAGACGCGGTACGGTTTGCTGTCTTTGCGCTGTACCCCGCCCGAATAGCCGCTTGCGTGGCGTTTAAATCGATGAGGTACTCGCGACAGAACATTTCTTGTTTGTCGGTGAGTGCCATGTTTTATTCCAAAGGATTGAGTATGTCAGAAATTGTTAAGCGCTCTTCTAAAAACGCTGGTGATGCCGGTGAATACTTCGTTGCCTATATGCTGTCACGTCTGGGAATAAGCGCAGCACTAACCACAACTGGCTCTAGCGCTGTTGATATAATTGCTACTATTGACGGCTCAAAGAGCATTAGCATTCAGGTTAAGGGATCATGGGCAAGGAGCCAGCCTCGTCAATGGATGGTCGGCAAGCACATGCCTGCTGCCTCCCCTGATTACTTTTACGTGTTCTGCAATATGTCTGAGGATGTAGCCGATAAAAATGCCCCTGAAGTTTTTATCGTTCCGAGCGAAGTTGTCGCAAGCGATTCCACATGGCATCACAGTGCACCACTCTTCAAAATCGGAAAAGGTGAAGATGAAAAGTATCTGGACCGCTGGGACTTTATTCAGTTGGCTCTGGCACATGCTCCATCTTGAGCACGTCATCCGGCGCGAGGTATATCCAAGCGCCATCTCCCTTTGCAACATCAATGAAGCCGTTTACGATTTAAGGTTGTGATCTGTTCATCAGGCCTACATGCGCTTCACCTGATTTTTTACTGCGATTTGGTAGATGTCGGACATTGAGAGCCTCTTTATCCGTTGATTAGGATGCGGCTATTAAAAAAGCCACTCGCAAGTGGCCTTTGTGATGGCATCACAACAACTCTGAAGTTATTTACTTATTCCGTTCTCTAATATTGTCCTTAACGACTCTATTAATTACGTCCATATCGTCTTTCATCATCCACTCATAACTGTATCTGCTGATAGGATTCATAGACTCATAGTCGTTGGCCACCTCTCGCATCGAGAAATCACCACTTACATGCCTATTCGCTATGTAGATGCCATTAAGTAAAAACATTAAAACTACGACAATCATAACCAAAGCTATGGGTTTGAGCTTATTCATTTTTGTTACCTTATAGCCCTCAGATAATTGATAATACTATAAGGCCTACCAATAGGTTAATACTTACTTCAGGCACTGCGTGTCTATATATTCCTGCATGCCGTAAATCATTTTGTTAACGGTTGCGATTCCGTCTCTGTGATCGAAATAATTCCGTCGAGCGTCTGGAGTAAGTTCGGGGGATCCTGCATCATCCATGCCGGTGGCGGAGGAGGCTTTTGACACTCTATGGCAGGTTGCGGCGATGCGCAGCCGTTTAGCGCCAGAATCGACATCCCGACGCAAATCGTTAATGGTCTTTTTCGCATCGGACAATTCCTTCGTATATTTGGCATCCAGCACAGCCACATCTCGCTGGCGCACCTGCATATCTTTGATGGTGGCGTTAGCCAGGCGGAGATTCTTGGTGGCTTTGTCACGCTGGTCTTTGTAGGTGACGGCGTTGTCGCGGTAGTGGTTAATCATCCAGGCCATGGAAACCAGCAGACAGATAACGAAAGCACAGATGATTGCTGTTAACCGGCTCATTTAACACCTTCCAGGCAGAGCGCCTTTTCTTTCCCTGCTCGAGTTACCAGACCAGGCAGAACCTTGCCGCCTCCCCATACCCAGCGAGGGAACTGGTTGCATGCCGCCGTGATGTCTCCACTTCTGAGAAGAGAGAACATCGTGGAGGTGCGCATGTTCCCACAGCCAGCACGAAACGTTACCGATACAGCTGCTGAGAAAGTATCGTCAGATAGCTTTCTGCCATTCCCGTAACGGTTAACGCAGGACTCAGCATCAAGGATGTTGCGCTCCCATTCGGCTGCGATCTGCTGGTCAGACTTAACGGTGCCAAGCTTCACGCCATGCGTGTTCCCCATACCGTCAGTCAGCACACCGGCCGGGCAGACATATGGATCTCGTCGGCAAGATTCAGCGTTGCCGATTAACTCCAGCCCGCGCTCGTTAGTCCGGACGTGTCCCGCATTCATCACAATAGCGATGATCGTTCCTACGGAGCAGACAATGCCCGCCGCGCCGCTTTTCTTACTCAGTTTCAACTGTGCCACCGGAAATTCTCCGCATTGCCTCCGTAACCACCTCGGCGGCAGCCGGACGATCGGAGTGAGGTTTTTTACCTACATCAGATAAGTAGTTTTCCAGCAGCTGGGTTCGTTTCCTTTCCTCAGCCATACGCTCACGCTCTTCTTTCCGTTTTGCGTAATAGGTTTTTATCGTGAAGAACGCCGATACCAGCGCGCCGATAATAAAAACGTAATCCTGTAGGCTAAGCAAAGAGAACAGACCCAAGGCCGCCGACCACCAGTACGGCAGATCGTGTCCATTTGTTGGGTTCATACGTTGCATTCCACACCTCCGGGTCCGGGGTGCTGTGTGGTAGTTGGGAAAAGGCCGTCAGACACGATAGCTACGTGGCATCTGGAATTGATTGTCTGCGGCCTGAATAATAAACCTGG